TTTCTGTCCTAGTGTATGTAAACGTGCCAAATGTTTATCTTTTGTGAGATCGTTAGTTTCTCTAAACTCATCCATCCTCTCATTTATTTTTACAACTACATGAGGTTTTAACCTTGGATGTAACAGCTCGTGTGCGCGCTGATATGCACTATCTTTTGCATAACCAGCTAAGATTGCAATTTCAGTATTAGTTAAATGAGTTTGAGCGAAAAAATTATCTACGTAAATCTGAGCAAACTTTTTCTCTTTTTCAGTTAATTTATGTCCATATCCCATAGATAAAAAACCACGACTATCTTTATAGACATAATTTTTATATCCTTCATTAGCTCGAACATATGTTTTAACTCTTTGTATAAATGTTTCGTTACTCATTTTCTGATACCATTGCTTCGATATATCTGTAAAAATCTTGTAATGCGTTTCGATATGCACATTGTGCAAGGGTAAGCTCTGACCCTGATTGTTCATCAATACCACTAAACTTGCGTAGATCAGATAATACTTCTTCTCCATTTGATGTTTTAAATATTGATTTGTAACTTCCGACTAATTTAATTATTTCACTATTGCTCATCTTCTTGTGCTTCTCCTAATAAACTATCTGGTTTAACACTACCACTCATTTTTTGAGCAGCATCTGCTAATGCAGGTAATTGTGCTAGTTGCTGTTGTTCTTCAAATTTAGCTTTCATTTCTTCTCTTTCTTTTTTAACTTCGTCAAGAGATTTTAATGCATTCATACTTGAACTATTAGCGTACCATACTTCTCTAAATAATTTATCAGGTGAAACATTGTCTAATGTTTTTAACATTCTTTGATCTAATTGTGCAACCTCGCCGAACATTCTTAATGTTTGCATTGCACCCATAACTTCAAACGATTTAGTAGCCATAGATAATCTACCAACATAATCTATTTCGTATTCAGGTGCATCTGCTAATGCTTCAGGCAGTGGTGGTAAAAGTTTTTTCTTTGCAATAATGTAATAAATATGTTCCATAACAGGTGTAATATGTTCTTCAATATATCGTGCAACAAATGGTGATAAAGTCATTAGATCAGTAGTCATTCTTTCATTTACTTCTGTAGCAGTCATGTTTCTATATTGGTCCAGTGGTCTAAACAAATGATTAAAAAACATACGTTTAATTTGATCTTCATGTTGTTTATATATTTCATTTGCAAGTTGTGGATTACCATTAGGTTGTAATCTTTCAGGTTTACCATTTGGATTAGTTGCTCTCCATCTAATAAACGCACCAGCTCTATTACTCATACCACTTACACTATCATCATCAGGTATTAACCATTGTGGATTTGATTGTTGTTCTGCTGAAACCATTAATGATCTATATACAACATTAGTTCTTCTTGCTGTTCCAAGGACCATACTCATTGGAGAACGACCATATACTTCTTCATTACCTACCATAAATCTAGAAACTTTGTAAGGATTGTAATCAAAACCTGATTCTAAAACTATCTGTGATGTTTCTTTACAAACATGAATAGATGCAAAAGGTTTGTTTGTATTTTTTTTACTAGATACATCATAGTTTAATCTAGGTTGTATCATTTGTATAAAAGTATATTTTTTGTCAAAGTTATGTTGTAAATCTTTTTCAATGTTTTGTATATCTGCTGCTTTTAAAGCTTCTATTCCATATTTTTGTATTGCTTGACGTATTGTTAATTTAAATTCTGTAGCAATTGTATCTACTTCGCCTAAATGATTCTCATCTATTCTAATATTTGAAACAATTATATTTTTAAATCGTACAATATTTTTATCGTCTTCTTCTAGCGTCAAACAGTTTGTTCCAAAACAACCCATAGATAATAACGCCTGAAACTCTTCTTGTGCAAAGTTAGAGCCAATAAGTATTCTATGTGCTATACGACTTACTTCTTCAAAATATTCAGCTACTTCTTCATTTTGCATCATCATTGGTGATGGATGTCTATATCTAGCCCATACTGTGTTAGGCGGAAACATATGTGAAAAGAAACCACTAGCAAAGTTATAGTTAGCTTCTATACAAGTATCGATCATACGTTGTGGTGGTTTTTCTTGTCCTGCTACACGAATACGATTTATGTTATCGTTTGTTTGATAACACCAATCAGCACATTCTTGCCATAAATTCATCCAATTGCCAATAACATTAGAGTTCATAGCATTGTATTTTTTAATTATAGAACTACCATTCATTAGTAACTACCCATTAACGTAGTATCATCACCAGTTTTCTTTTTTCTTTTTGGTTTTGTAAGTATTGTGCTACCTAAAGTCATATCATCAGCACTTGCTGCTTGTTGATATGAAGCCATACTTGATCTGTCTAAATCAGACATTATACTTGGCGTTTGTTGAATTGGTGGTGGCGTAGGTGCTTTTCTTTTTGATCTACTTCCCATATCTTCTCTTTAATTTATTAAATTTATATAACCTATATTTGTTGTCAAACCTTTCAAAACACACATATTCTAATGGTTTTACCATATCAAAAATGTATTTTGGGTCACCTGCGAGCAAATGTACATACCAACAATTTGGCTTGTCAACAATTAAGCTACAACTATCGTTTAAACATTTAGAATGAGTTGGATAACCACAAGCAAATACTTTATCTGTTGATATTATTACACCATGTCTACCACAATAATCTAATATATCTAAAAATTCAGATTTACATTGAATTAATTTACTTGCTGTAAGGTAAGGTGTTAGACCCATAATTCTGTATCCTCGTAATGTGTTACTTGATGTGTTATTTTTTTTCTAGTTAAGTAAGGTCTTATCATACCATTATGTTGAGCCATAAATAGCATTCTTATTGCATCAGCACCATGTGAATATTCGTTATGTAATACTTTACCACTAACTGGATTCCATTGATAGTTCTTTAAAATATCTATAAGTTTAGTGGTTCGGGAATGAAAATATACGCCTGGTAGGTTACGTCTTACTATTTCTATATCATCTCTAACTGAATTAGTTTTTGGTATAGTAATAGTTTCAAATGCAAACTCTGTTCGTAAATAATCTATTAAGTTTACACCAGTAGTGTTCTGTCTTTTCTTTGCGTCATGTGGCAAGTAATGGCCACCATAATTATAATTTTTTTCTGTTAGTATATCTAAATAATGCTTTATATCATAACCTGTGTTTTCATAATAATCCATTATGTAAATTTTTTGGTGAATGATTTTAGCAAATACTATTGCAGTTGGGTCATCAACACCTAAATCCCAAAACGTATATACAAGTTCATTACTAGGGTCAAATTCGCCTATATGACTATCGTTTTCTAATTTAGTAATCTCATATCCATACACTGAATTAGCTACATCTGCTACTGCTTCGTTGAGATATTCTTGTCGTGCTAACGAATATGAGATCATCTTTGAGTCAACTCTGTCTTGGACATTCAAGTATGGTATCCCTGTTAAGGGATCGATTTTTTGTAACAGCTCTGGGTTTAAGTTCATTTCATCGCCTACCCAAGCATATCGTTTAGTTTCTTGTGGTGTAAGCCACTCGCAAAACCAATCAGGATGTTCTTTATTAGCTTCATACATTTTATATAACTGATTATTTTTACCACGCATTGTACCATTCATAATAATCCATGAGTTACCTTCGTCTAATATTGGTGCAAGAAAACCTGTAACTTCTTCTTTATGCAAAGAAAACTCAGATAATGCATAGCCATAACCACCCTGCCCTACGAAATCAAGGTTATCTGTACCACTAAAGTTAATAACAGAGCCATTAATAAGACCAACTTTCATATCAGTATTGTTCTTATAAGTAACTATTTCAGGTGGAAAGATAAGGTCTAATAGATGCCCACCTTTACCATTTATTGTGACAATATTGTTCCATATAGCACGTTCTGCCCACTTACGAGTAGGAAATAAATAGTAATAAGAGCCAACTCTAGTCATAGCACGTTTAGACAGTATACTAGCAGTAGTAACGTCTTTACCATGTCGTCTAGGCCAACTAATCAGTAGATTCTTCGCACCCTGATCCAAGGCTTTCCAACTGTTTATTTGGTAAAACCTCGGTTTCAGTTGTGGTAACTGTATTCTCTTCGTATGCGTTTGCAAAATCAACTACCTCAATAATTATATCTTGTGACTCTTCACCCAACCTAGCTATTTTTGCTAGTTGTGCAGATGCTTGTGCATTACCATTTCCAGATTCAGTATACAGATGGCTCATTACTTCTGTTTGAAGAGCTTTTCTATCAGAAAAATCAATATCAACACTTGATCTATTAGTTTGTTTAGCAGCTTTTCTTCTAAATTCTGCAAGCTCTTGGCTGATAGCCCAATTTTTTTTGTTATCGCCTTCTTTGATTGTTTCATAAATTTCTTTCGCACTCATTTTTTTGACCAATCAATATCATCGTAGTTATTACGATACTTCTGTTTCTGTCCTATGGTCCTTGCAAAATTACTATTATCTAAAGTCTTTTTCCAATCACGTTCATCTTGTGCTTTTTGCGTATATCTATATGGAACATTAGGCTCATGGTATCCACTGTTAGTTTCGCTCATCTATCTCCTTTGCTAAACATATTACACACAGGTAATCAGTCATTCCAGTAGCGTTATCTATTATATCACACACTGGATTATCTTTTGTATCCAAGCAACCACATTCACTACAATGTTTATTGAACGTCAACATCTATCACCTCCACAAATTGCTCTCCACAAAAAGGACAAAAATTTGGGTCATTTAAATTCATTGGTAGCTCACGAACATAAAAAATATTTTTACAATCATAGCACGTCATTTGTGACAAATCACTTATTTGTAAATCTTCCATACCCTCCCTTATGGTCTAGAAAGGCGATATTGTAAAGTCTGAAATAAATAAAAGCGTTTCGATGGGTCTAATCGTAAAATTTTTGGCATTTTTTAAAAGTCGATGTGGGTTTCCAAAAATAGCCTGCCCTAAAAAAGCAAATCTAGATAGTAATTTTATATAAAAGTCAATACTAAAATGTTGTAAATAATTAGCTAATTAATTAAGATATTTTGTAGTATTTTTCTAGGATAATTATGGGATGGCATAAAGATTGCTATCGTGCGTGTACGCATAAAGATGTCTTTTAAATGACTAGAGGAGTGTAAACTCTCTATGGTATTTCTTCTTATGTTTGTGTCTATGTATATGTTTATATCTCTTTATATTTATAAGGCTCATATTTGACGTTTAATGGACGTTTAATGCAGCAGTTGATCTGTAACATATCTTAACTAGTTTTCTATTCAGGCACAAAAAAAAGACTGCCGATTAAGACAGTCTATTGATTACTGGAGCAGCAATATTAATTAGTAAACTCGATAACGCCTAAATGAAAATTACCTAATTTAATATCAGTAACTGCATCAATGAAGAATTTATCTATGAGCCTTTGCCTGACATAAACACATCTCTCTTGATCTTCCCATTCTTGAGTACAATCTCTCATTTCTTTTGTATTATTATCTAGTATGGCCTCATAAGAATTGCAACTAAACTCATACTCAAATCTATACGCAAGATCATCACTAATTTTACACCATTCATCAGAATTTTCTTCTACTTCAGGAAACTTATCTTTAATAACATCCTCGATCATTTTCATCATAACTGACCAGGTAATTTCTCGAGAATGTTTACCATATCTAATTCTTCCATAGAGAAGATCAAAGTAGTATTTGATGTATCTATCGTTTGTCATCCATTCACGCTTAAATAGATGCTGAATTAAGGCACATAATGGTATAAACAATAGACCGATCAAACAACCGACTGCTGTGCCTGTAGCAAGCGTTAAATTACCACTGCCTAATCCACCAAGAAAATCGGATAAGGCATTGCCTAAACCAGCACCAATCACAGCACCATAACAACTACGTTTTTTAGCAAACGCCTTTTCAACTTCAAGACCGCTAAAAGCACCAAAGATCATCACTGCATTATCGATGATGCCAAATATAATATAATCTAACATTTTGTTCCTTTCGTTATAATTTATCTACCAGCAAAATCATCTTCATCAAATGATGTTCCAAATATTTTATTAATTTCATCAACAAATTGCTGACTCTGTTTATAATCATCAGTATCAAGGTAGTTTGGATTTGTCCAATCGTATTGATATGGTGCAGTCAATTCACCATAATCTCCTCTTACGATATCTTCTTTACATTGTGCGATAAGTGGAACATTATATTTTCCATTCTCGCTAACTTCTATTCTTATCCAATTACCACATGATAACTCTTTCCATGTGTTGTATAATATTTTTGTTTCAGTCATTTTATTTTCCTTTACTATTGAATTATTTTTGATCTGTGTATCCATCAAACCACATACCATATTTTTGAGTATGCTTTTTATTTTTTGGTAACGTACAAGTTGATGAACTTGTTTCTTTATCTGAACAGTGTGCTTGTGCTTCTTCTAATGATAGATTTCTTTTAATAGTTTTTGTTTTAACATCTT